TGAGCTGCAGTAAAAGTAGAACCTCCTCTCATCTCTTTACGCATCATTGCCATGTGCTTTGCAGAATGATGTTTAGAGTGTTTTTTTAAAGTTTCTTCTTGGCGTTTAGTTAATTTTTTAACTTGACTACCTTTTTTGTAAGTAACTCTACTTCCACCCATCATTTTCTTTTTAGCCGGTGGTCTTCCTCGTTTACTTCCGTATGTACCTTTTCCTTGAGGCATATTTATTTCCCACTATTATTGTTTAGATTTAATTTTAGGATCATCTGAATAGTTTTTAACATGCTCAGGAATATTATGTTTTCTAGCACACATTCTTTCAAATTCATTAACAGAAACATACTTACCCATAGCTGCTTTCATTCTAGGCATTTTACTGCCGCCCATCATTTTTTTTCTTCCGTACATATCTAATCCTTTTCTTTAGTCTTAGATTTAAAAATTTTATCGTAATTTTCGTAATACTTATTACGATCTTCCATTTTTAAATAATGACCCCTAATTTTAGATTTTCTTCTAGGACTCATTCTTATAGGATCTTTTTCACTTCCTATTTGTGGCATTTCTTATCCTTATTAAAATAGGGAGCTGCCGAAACAACTCCCCATATCTTAATATTAGTCTATACCATAGAAGGCAGAAACTAATGCTTCGGGTCTAAGAACCTTGGCTCCATATACGTGAAGTCCACGTACAATGTCACCAAAACTGCTAGGATCACGTAATACTTCTGTATTAGTGATTGTCTGTGCAGTACACGTAGACGAAATATGCCCAGCAATAACTTTACCTGCAGCATTAGATGTTGCAGCAATATTATTACTCTTATACATATTGAATCCACGCAATAGACCAGAACTTACTAGACCATTCCTAATAGAACCTTGTCCTGCATTAAAGTCTACAGACATTAACTTAGACGAGGTTGCTACTAACTGCTCGTAGAACTCAGGATTAGCTAAGAACCATCGACCTTCTTCAGGTACATTTTGCTCATCAAGCAAACGTGCCATGCGAGAAAGAACGTCAATAGGATCATGCTCACCAGAAGCAAAACCTATATCTAGATTACCAGTACCATCAAAAGTACCAGCAGCTAGATCGGTAGCATTATCAGAACCTAATATATGATTAGGTGATGATGCCGATACTCCAGCAAACATTGTCGCAATTACTCCAGTATCAAAAGAATCTCTAAGTGCATAAGCAGCAGAAGAAGTTGCAACCTCTCTAAAGTTAACATGAGACATATTTGTTTCAATGTCATCTACGATAAACTTAAAAGCATTAGCAACATCTATAATTAACGTAACTTCTTGGTCAGTTAATTTAGTAGCTGTTATGTCTTGTCCTCTTTCATACTGATCTACAGTAATTTCGGGTTCTTTAATAATCCTTACTGTGTCTCCAAAAGCAGAAATTTCACCAGCATAATCCGTATTTGTAATAGCCTCTGCTACAGAAGCTTTACGGAAAAAGTTTAGAACCTGCTTGGAATAGACCTTGGGTAAGAAAAACGAGTTAGTTTGGCCCGATACGGAGTTCGCAAAGTTCGCATTAGTATCCGTACTGGGTTCAAAAAATTGATCGCTCGTATTTGCAGCCATTTTATATTTCTCCTAAGAAAAGAATTTAACTTCTGCGAATCCTTCCCTCTGCGTGAGCTAGTTTGATCTCATCTTCATATCTGTCAAATTGATCAAGGGACATTTTCGCAATTTCATCTTCAGTCCAAATTTTAGGCTGTTTAGGTTCTACATTTGTTGTCTTAGTAGAAACCATATCAGCAGCATTACCTGTAGCTACAGGTTTCCTTTTTGGACTTGGTTTTTGAGAGTTCTGTCCTTTTCCAGTTTCCGCTTTATAAAGATCAATAGCTTTTGAGGCTAAAGCAACATTATCAGGGTTTCGATAAATCCAATCTTGTATTTGATCTGGTTGTTGTTCAGCCCAAGAATGGAAGTCATCAGATCCCTTAATATCTTCATAGTCAGGGTGACTATCTCGCATTGTCTGTTCAGCTTCTCGTATTGCAATTTCTCGTTCTCGTTGCTCAATAGCAGAAAGACGAGGTTGCAAACTACCTACCTGTTCAGATGCAATGTTATGGGCTACAGACTCAACTGTATCATACAAGTCAGGATTAGCTTCTCTAAACTCTTGAAGTTCTTCTTGAGATTTAGGAGCTTCGTATTGAGGCTGAGTTGATTGCAGTTGAGCTTGGAAATCCATCTCTTTCTGCTTGAACTCACCTATTTTCTGATCATAGTGTTTCTTTAGATCATCGTATCGTTTTTTATAATTGGTAGTAGAAGTATCTTCAGGGGCCGATTTAGTTTTTCGGGTAGCCTGAGTATTAGAAACAGGTTCTTCCTCTTGATAAAAAAGTTCATCAGCTTTAGGCACAGGTTTATCCTGCCCTTTATGCCAAGGCTTTCTCATATTGTAAGGGTTAGGAACTTCTTCCTGTTCTACTATATCTGTATCAGACATTACTCTTTCCTTTTCTAAGGGGCTTGTTTTCTTGCAAGGTAGCCATTTCTAAACGTCTTTAGAATTTGGGGCTTGTGTATACAAGGTAGCCTTATATTAATTTGTACCTAATAAGCTAGGCGCACGATTAGACATTAGCATTTGTCTATTGATATCTTCATTAGACATTGCCTCCATCAAATCAGGATCTTCATCCTTCATTATCATACTGCCCATCCTTTTAGGCTCTCTCATCATGCCACCATCAAATGCACGTTCAGCATCATCCATCATCATCTGAAGATTATCTGCGCCTATTTGATCGGTAGCTTTTTTGGTGAATACAAACTCGCCATCTGACAGTCTGGCAGGTATTGAGTCTGATACACCTGTTCCTGGGCCTTCGACTTCTCCAGCACCAGTAAACTCAGAAGCAGTCGTAATCACCTTATCAAATATTTGACTTAGCTTTGGATCTGTTTCTAGAGCATTCATCAAGTAACTTTGTTCGTCATCATCCAAAGACTGATCAAGAACAAAGTTCATGTATTGATCTTCCATTTCTGCATCAGGTAACTGTGATGCTTCAGCTTCTGCCATTTCTTCAGGCGGTATATTAGGATAAGTATCTAAAGGCATCTTTGATTCCATCTCTGGTGGCATCATTAATGAGCCTTCTTGATACTCTACCCTACCTCCTTTATTAAAAGGAATAATAGGTTCCATATTTCGCTCACGTTCTCTTTGTCTTTCTTTTTTAGCAACTTCACGTTTTGCCTTTCTTGAAGAAGACATACCTCCTAATAAATCGCTTTCTGGATCTAGAAAATCCATTTCTGCATCATCTAATACAGTCTTCATTGTTAACTCAGGATTATCATCTAAATACCCTTTTATTTTGCCTTGTTCTTCTTTTATCATTTTTTTGTAAGAAGGATTAGAAAGTATACTCTGTTGTAACTCTTCTAATTTTGATGCGTAAACTTCATTAGCTACATCTTTATTTTTTATTTTTCTATATATTTTCTTTTTTAACTGCTTAATAGCTTTATCTAATTGTGTCTCTCCAGAAAAAAAGTTTTCTAAAGTGTCAATATCCATTTCAAGAAGTTGTCTTTCTTCATTAATTGATTCTTTAATATCAAACGCTCTATCAATATCACCCTTATCAACTTCATATTTATTTTTTATTTCATTTTGTTTATTAACACTTGGAAGTTTTTTAACAGTATCTCTAACTTCTTTAGTTGCATCAGATAACAAAGATCTAGCTAATGCTTTAGAGCCTACTCTAGTAACATTTAATATACCGCCAATAACCTTTTTTTCTCGCAGCATTTCTGGGGGAATCATTAATGAACTGTCTTGAAACTCTCTTTCTTGTTTCTCTAAAACCTCTCTTGCAGCATCATTTGTTAATCTTTTATATTGTTTTGAATATTTAGACTCTAACTCTAATAATTTAGTGGCATAAATATCATCAGCAATGTCTTTATCTTCTACTTTACTATAGATTTGTTTTCTTAATTGTTTAATTGCTTTTTCTAATTTAGGCTCTCCAGAAAAAAAATCTTCTAATGTTTCAATGTGATATTTATTTTCACGAACCTGAGATACATCTCTAAAGCTTCCCACTGGACGAGCCATTGCCGCCGCTTGTTGCGATAAAATGTCTTCTTTAGATGAGCCTATACCTGTTGCATCCTTAAAACTTTGATCTTTAGGCAGATCTTTAGAAATCTTTTTAACATCTTTAGTTGCATCATCTAATAATAATTTACCTGCTTTTCTAGCTCCTACACTACTTAATCTTAATAAACCCCCAAATATTTTTTTCTCTCGCAGCATTTTAAAATCTTCGCCTGAGATTTTCCCATCATCATTTTTATCTAATAATGATTGATTACCTACTAAAGAGCCTTTGTTATACATCATGCCGCCCATAGCTTTTTTTTCTTTGTCTTGCATTTTGTTTACAACTTTTTTAGCTAAATTAATACCACCTACTGCTTGCCCTAAAGCTGTACTACCTGCAGCAAGTTCTATAGCTTTTGTGGCTATCGGATAGTTTTCTCTAGCTTGATTAACTCTATCTGCTATTCTATCTCTAAGTCTTCGCCTGTCTGAAAAATCAGGTGTAGGATCAAAATCTTCAAGCAATGCTTCGCTACTTAAAAAAGAAGGATCTCCTCCAAAATAATTAGAAGTATTAAAACCAGAACCACTAATTCCTCCTCCCCCTCCCCCTCCACGAGGAGCATTGCTAGAAAAACCTGGTCTTCTTGCTCTTACTACTACTTCTTCCATTTCTTTAGCCATTACTCATTCCTATCTTTAGCTTCGTTTACGCTATCCTTCAACTGCTCTAGGCGTACCAGCAAATTCACCTTCCCCTGGCTGCGGTACATTTCCAGTTCCGATGTTGCCGCCACCAGTACCTGTAACTCCAAGTCCTTGAGCTTCAGGAGGTATTCCTTCAGGGGTTCCCATAACTCCTGGTTGTTGGTTATCGGGGCCAGCTTCCGAGCCAGTTGCTTGTCCAGCATTTTGTAGTCCTATTATTTGAGCCATTACAGCAGCTTCTTCAGGATCATTCATTAATTCGTCAGGATCTAAATCAAGGCTTAAAGCTAACTCACTTATTAATTTATTTATTTTAATAAATGGAGCAACTGCAGGATTCTGTATAGTTTGCAAGAAAGTAGTCAGCCTTTGGCTCCTGACTTCTTTTTGCATTAAACTATTTGTACCTGTAGCTTTAACTTCTAAATCACCTTCTACATCTAGTGCAGAATCTAAGAACTGCATATTCCATTGAAAATAAGCATCACCTAAAGGTTTAAGTAAGAAATCATCAAGATTTTTAATAACTGTTTTAATATTTAAACTAGCTGCACCTAGTAACATTGACATCCCTGAAGCAGTACGAGTCATACTCTGTACGCCTGTCATGCCATGTGAGTAACTAGGAATACCTGTTTGTTCATCTGCAAGCTGTCTAAACTTATCAAACATCATCATATTTTCAGTAGAGGTATTAGGAAACTTTAATCCGTTAATAGCTTGACCTGGAACGCCAGCTTGTCTTCTAAAGATTTTGCCTGGATATATCTCCATTGTCTGACCACCTACTAAAGCAGTCTCATCTACATCAAATACAAGTGAACCTGATAGTGCAAGATTATCAATAGCCATACGAGCATGACCATTCATAATATTTTGAGAATCTTCCATGTTCTCAGCCACCCCTATACCAAAAAAACTATAAGGATTTCTTTCATAAGGAAAAGCATGGTAAGGCAATCTAAATGGTGTAAAAGGATTAATAACAACTCTTAATAATTGATCGTTACAAATCCAAGCATTAATCTGAACTTCATCAAGATCATCTACATCTTCACTTAGTTCCATACCAACTTGTCGAGCATATTCGGCATCCATAACGCCCCAATACTCAATAACTTCATATTGTGCCGCACCATAATCTTCTGATCTAGAATCATCTTCTAAAGCAGTTTCATAATCTCTTCTTTCATAGTTTGGCCCCATGTTAAGAGCCTCACGAATTGCATCCTTATCAAAATAAGGCATACGAGCTAAAGACCTAACTTTAGTCTTATTCATCTTATGGCGATGAAAAACAAACTCACATTCATCTATGTTAGTTGCAGCAGGATCAGGAAAGAAATCCCATATAGATACAAACTCTATTCTAGGAACCCTTACATCTATAGGACTATAATTCCTTTTACCATCTGGATCTTGATTCCATTTATTTAATCTTTTATTAAAATTAAATGGCCCCTTTACAACACCTGTTCCAAATAAAGCTGATTCAAACAAAGAGTTTCGTATCTCACTAGAACCATTAGATTCTTCAATCTGATCATGTACTAGCTTTTCCATTCTCCTTGCAGCTTCTTGTGCAGGAGAAACTTGAAAAACTTGAGGATCAGGGTTTGCTCCTTCAACTAAAGAGTCTTCAAGTTGTTTTTCAATAGGAACAGTATCAAACTTACCACTACCAAATGTAGCTCCTGCTTTAAGAACTTTACCATCGCCTTCATAACCTACATCAAAAGGATTATCTTGATTTTGAATAGTAGAAGTTTCAATCCCAGGATTAGGATTTTGATTATCTAAGTGAGCTATTGAAGCAGCTCCTTCAGGTACTTTTGTTTCAGCAATACCTATAGGAAACTTGTTTGCTCCAAATACAACATCGACTAACTGACCAAAAGCAGCAAGAACTTTAGTCTTAGTTACTTTTACAAAAACTCTTGATTTTTCAGATTCTCTAAAGCGAATCTCTTTATTATAAAGACCTCTATAGTTCTGATAAGCTGTTATCCATCTTTGTTCATCGCTATCTCTAGCAGCTACAGCACTTTCATACCTATCAAGAACTAATCCAACTAAATTATTTTTTAAACTTTCTTCAAGGTCTAAGCTTAATCCTTGCTCATCTTCAACAGATTTAAAATATAATCCATTTGCTGTTAAATTATTTTCTTCTTCAGCCATACTTTAAAATCTTTTTGTAAATGTTGCTTGAGTATAAGGTTTGCCACCTTGAGTTCTTTGACGTTCTATTTTAATAGAACGCCCCTTATTTAGATCTCTTTCAAACTTAATAATGTCAGTTTTCATAATAGGCGCACCACTAACTTTAAATATATTTCTTTGAAAAGAAAATCCTTGAACTTTTGGAGTAGTTAAATTAACTGATGCAACATCATTATTTGCCATCAATGAACTAATGTTTTCATGTTGTGTAAGAGAACCACTATTATATTTAATTCTTTTTTTCTTCATAATTAGTATCCAAATACACTATCAGCAGGTGTATAGGCTTGCTCTAGTCGTAAATCCCTAAGTTGAGATAATGGATCATGTACTCTTGGTCTAGACATAATTAAATACCTTAAAGCATCATAAGCATGATCTTGTGCTTTTGTATCTACATCTTCAGGATTCGCCTTATCTAAGGGAATACTTTGTAATTCTCGGATGAGATTAGGACAATTATTAAATATTTGCAACCTTGGCCTACCACTTTGTTGTAATCTAAGATATTCATGTAGCTGTATTTTCCCTTGAATTCTGTTTTTATCAGCCCTTCTTAGCTTATGCCCTTGTTTTACAAGTGTTTCTCCAACAGTAGGGCCAGTAGTCCCTGTTCTGTTCCATGCTGCGGTGTCAAGTACACCTGCTACAGAAAACGGATCTTGCATTTCCATTTCTGTAATCATGTATCCTAAATCCTGTCCTGTTAACCCTTTTCGATATAATTCTCTATATATAATTAATGTTGAGTCACTAGGGTCTATTGCAGCCCATATACAAGCAGATTCACTTGCATAGCCATAGTCAATGCCTTTTAGTCTTTCCCAATGAACAGGTATCTCAAAAGGAGGAATAACATGTTCTTCTAATGTAAATTCTGTAAACGCTGCACCCTCATTAACGTCCCAATTACCCTCAAGTAATTGTTTGCGCTGAGTAGCAGGTAATGCTTTAAGCATTTGTTCATAACGACCATCTTCTGCTAAATAAGGATTATCCTCTAATCTAGCAGGTATAAACTTCCTTGTTAGGCCATCAGCCCCCTCAAAGCTAGTATCAGGTACACAAGGATCAATATAGCGTTTCTTTACCCAATGTGCGCCTACACCGCCAGGGTTAGCAGTACATCGCATATAAGGTGTTATCTCTGAATCAGTAGTTCTAAGTCTTGAAGCTAGGTAGTTCCAGCTAAACTCTGTAGGTAAGTGTGTAATCTCATCAAACCCTATCCAACTATAGGCTTGTCCCTGATAACGATACACATCTGCATCTCTTTCTAAAAATCCAAACTCTATCTTTGCTCCAGAAGGGAAATTCCACATTTTCTCCACTTCTCTATATTTACAGCCTGGAAATGCTTTTGGGTATAATTCTCTTGATTTATCAATAAGTTCCCTGAGTTCTGGCATAGAACGCCTAATAATCAAGGCTCTATGCGCTGCCCTATGTGCATAACGCAATGGATCTACAAGCATAGCATAGGACTTCCCTCCTCCTGCTGCTCCACCATAGAGTACGTCTGTCTCTCCTGCTGCTAAGAACTCTGTTTGAGGCCCATCATTAGGAGAAAATATAACATTAGTAGTAGCCTCATCTTGAAGGCTTTTAGGAATGGTAGATAACTCGTCTTCTGTAATTACTTTAGAAGTGTTGTCTTTATCTAACTGTGCAGAAACAGTTTTAGCTTTCTTTAAAGATTGTCTGTGTTTATTTAGTTTTCTTTCTATTTGTTCTATTTTCTTTTCTTTGGTTCTAACAACTCTACGTTTTTTAATTTTCTCTTTAGTTTCACTATGAAAGTGATAAGCACGACTCTTAACACCTTTAGGCCTACCACTTACTTTACGAGGTGTACCATCTTTTTTAAGCAGAAAATTACCATTTTCATCTTTTTGGTATAAATCAGGATTATCATCCCAATCAGCCATGAGTTGTGTTCATCCTATCTACTTTATCTTTTAGACCTTGA